GCCGCCCTTTTCTATACTCGAAAGTAATATTATTGCTTACGCAAAACGTAGGTTCGCTGATGTAACAGCAACTTTACCCAAGTAGTCTGCCGCATTACCAAGAGATGATGCAGTGTTTGTTAACTCTACATAACCGTATCTTGTCATAAAGGAAACTACTGGTTCAAAAGTTGATGGATCAAGAACCACACCGCTTGACATTAAAGGAATGTATGGGCAGTAGAACGCTGCTGCGTCTGATTCTGATGAACCTTTGTAACCAATGATTACATCGTCTGAAGTAGCATAACCGTTAACATAAACTTTCATTGCACTGTTAAGAGTACCTACAAACTTAGTGTTTGTTGGTGCTTCAAAAGTACCTTCAGTTGTACGAGCAAATGCAGATGTTGTTGCAGACTGTAATAGTGTTAATACAGTTGGTGAAACAACAGCCCAGTTACCAGCACCACGACGTGTTCTTTGAGCAATCAAGTTAGCAACACGGTTGATTTGAACAGCAAGTGCTGCGTGTTCATCACCAACGAATGTAGCAGTACCTGATACTGCAGATTGGTCGTATGTTAATGCGGCTGTGCCAGCCAATGTGCTAAGTGAAGCAAGTACTTCTTGATCGATTTCAGCAGTAATTTCTTGAGCTAATGCTGCCATAATTTCTGCTTCGATGTCGATACCTTGCTGTGCTTGAGCATCTTGAGCTGCTTCAAAAGTCCAACGAGCACTCAATTTACGAGTTTTCGCTTCGACTGTTTGTTTCAAGATCTGAATGCTTAGTCTGTTTCCGGCAACACCTTCAAGTGCAGCAGTAGTTGCTGGACCTGTTGTTTCGTTACCTGAATAGCCTTCAGCGATCTTGAATGGTGATAGTGCTTCTTCACCTGCTACTGCTTGAGTACCAGAACCACCTGATGTGGAATCTGCATATCTAACACGTAGTGTGTGAATTTGTCCTACCGGTCCAGTCATTGGTTGAACACCAACTAGTTCGTTTGCGATTACTGTTGGCATTACACGTCTGATTACTGGAAGAATGACGCGATTTAGTGTTGCGACGTTACCGGCCGAAGTTGCACCAGCAGTGGCACTCTCTGACAAATACTTACGGGTATTTTCCAGAGTCGTTGCCATAACTGTACGCTTGTTACCTTGAAGACCTTCTAAAAGGGCATCTTTGGTTTCGGACCAGCGTGACTCTAATAGTTGTGACATTTGTTGTTCTCCTTAAACTTTAAGTCCCGCAAGCCTGCGGATGTCAAAAATCTCAGCAGTTTTTTCTCCACTGCCTACTTGTGCCTGTGCTTTATCGCCTGTTACTTCTTTGCCTTCAGTCAACGCCTTCTTCGCTGGTACATTACCGTCCATAACTGCGCCAATGTATTTGTCAAATGCGGCGTATAATTTTTCAGTCTGTACAGATTCTAATAATTCACTCATTACTTCGCGCTTATCTTTGCTTAGAGGTGCCATCAATTCTGACATCACTTCTTTGCGTTGAGCTGCGTTTTTCATAGAACGAATCTCTGTTTCACGACTTTCAACAAGTTTCTCTGCTTCAGCAACTTTTGCTTCTGCTTCAGCAACTGCTTCTTCTTTCATTTTTACAACTTTAAGAAGTTTGGCTGTTTCTGATTTTTCATTGAGATGACTTGTTGCATACTCACTCGCGAAACTTTCAAAAATTCTGCGACCAAAATCATTTTTACGAGCTGCTTCGATATCTTCTTTCAACTGAGTCATTTCAGATTTAATACCTTTCGATACTGTTTCTGAAACGATACTTGAAGCCTTGTTAATGAAATCTTTTTTAACTGCTTCAAATTTAGCCTTGCTGTCTTTAATAAGTTTAACCTTAGTTTCAGCAAGATCTTTTTTATCAGAATGGAATTCTGCGATCTCTTTCGCCAGTGCATCCACGATGAAAGATTCAAGTTTGGCAACGTTGCCCGCTACGTTTTTGCGATCTTCACGAAGTTCTGCTAGTTCTTTTTTCAAGTTGTTAAGAACGAAAGATTCCATTGCTTTGGAATCGTTTTTCATTTTCTTAGCATACTTGGCTCTAGCCTCAATAAGCCCTTGACGGTCTTCAGCAAACTCAGATAGTTCGGCTTGAATTCTATCAGCCAACATCTTTTCGACTGCTTCTACCATTGCGGCCTTATCGTGTTCATACTTCTGTGCATATTCTTCACGCAAATCAGCAGTGACTTTATCACGGTTTTCTTGAACTGTTGTTTCCCAAGCGGTTTCAATCTCCGACTTGATTTCTTCGGAAATCACATTGTTTTCAAACAATTGTTTTACAAATTCTAGCATTGTGATTCTCCTTAAGATTTAAGACCTTGAATGATTCGTTTCAAGCTCTCTGCTATGTATCGTTGTGCCTGTGGATCGCCTTTAACTTCTTGTGCTACTCTATATGCCTGATAGCCACCTGTGTTGTTTAACAAGTGTTCGTAAACTGGTGTTGGATATGCTCCCGGAGCAGATGGTTGAGCAACAACATCAACAGTAATGATTTCAAAACCATTAACGTTTCCTGTGCCGTCTACTTCACCGCTTCCTCTGCTGGAAACACCTAACTTAACTCCGGATTCCAACATTGATGAAACTAATTGTCCCATCGGTGTTGGTAACATTTTAAGTTTTCCGTAGCCGTTAGGACCGTCCATCCACATCTTGGTAATCATATGGGATACACGGTCGAGGTTTATACGTAAATCTTGAGGATGATCAACTTCACCAAGCACTGAATATCCTCCAGAAATCTGTTCGTTGAGCGTCTTGACAGCCCTATCAATTTCCTTAGAAGAATAAATGCGCTGGTTAGCGTTACGAATGTCACCCTGAATACAGATGCCACTCAAGTGTAACGTTTTACCGTTCTCGCCTTCATCACGCTCAATGACGATCTTAGCCTGATCGAAGCTCAGATGTTCTGCTAGTGTAGTTTTCAATCCTTATGCCCCTCTGTTATCTACGACCACGGAAAATTGATTGTTTGTTGTCCGCTTGTTCTTTAGCACCTGCTTTTTCAGCACCATGTCCGCCTTTTACTGCTGACATATCTGTTGCTTTCTTAGCGCCTGGAACGTTTACGTTGCCTGAATCAATGTCTTTAGGTTTAATCTCTGATAATCCGCCATCGTTCTTTTCGTTGGCTTCACCGCCTTTTGCGATGTTAGCAGTAGTTCCGCCCATGTCATTTTTCATGTTGTCAACAACTGATTTTTTGTTGTCCGCAGAGTCCGCAGCGCCTTTTTTCTCAGCACCGTGACCGCCTGCTACTTTTTCAACATACTCACGCATCGTTGCTAGTTCAGCGTCACCTTCTGGGTCTGAAGAAACTGGAGTTTCGATTGAATCTTTCATTTCGTCTTCCATGTCTTCGTCGCCTTCTGGCTTGTCTTCGCCTTTAATTTCATCGAATTTAGCCTGTAGCTCATCAACGATAGCGTCTAGGTCTTGGAATAATTCTTCTGGTTCCTTTTCACCTTCTGCTTCATCGCCTGTGATGTCTGCTTCTAGATCGTCTGTAGCGTCTCCGCCCATAGCGTCCATTTCGCCTTCTTCGTCATCACCTTCTACGGCTACTTCTTCAAATTCTTCGTCAACTTCCTCGTCATCGTTGTCAGATGCTTCGTCAACTTTGTCCTCTTCTGCGTCGTCATCTTTAGATGCTTCGTCTACTTCTTTGTCTTCTGCATCCTCGTCTTTAGATGCTTCATCAACTTCCTCATCCTTCATTTCTTCTTCGATAAGGTTTTCATAAACTTCTCTTGATTTTGTAACAACGTATTCGTGGAATAATTCTTCTGCTTTTGCAGTTTCGTCATTTACCAAATGCTCAAGCATTTGTTCTAATGTAGTTTTGTCTGCCATTGTATTCTCCTTTTTAATTGGTAAG